TCAGATGCTCCAGCGGTTTGACTTGTCTCTTCTGGCTGCTCGCTTGGAGGTGGAGTAGATTCTACTTCAGCGCCACCTTCAAAATCATTAGATTCTGGTCCAGCTTTATTTTCTATACCAGTTGATGGTGGTATAGGTTCTGTACCATTTTCCTCTGTAGTTGATGTCTCAGCTTCCGTAGCATTTGCTGTCTGCTCTTCTATTTCAGAAGCTATCATATTCTGAAGTTCTTGATATTCGTTTTCATCCATACCAAAGACTTTATCCATAACGTATCTTTTTGCCCATAGTCCATTAGGATTTTCTTTGGTAGCAATATCTTGACTCATCATAGCGGCTACTTCTAATCTGGATTTTAGATTTAATAGATGCTTCTGTTCTGCAAATACGTTCTCCTCACAATATTCTATATCAAATAAAGATTCCCTGGTATATTTCTGATCTATCTGATTAGAAAGTCTTAACTGTGTAGTTAGAAGATCCAAAAATAGTTTCTTAAAGCGATTTCTAAGACGATTTATAAATCTAGAAAATTTAACCTCTTCTCTTGTTATTTCGCCAGGAGCTGACATAGACGCAACGGAGTTTAAAGTATCTTCCCATCTAGATCTAGGAATACTTAGAGTTTTATATAACTTCCTAAGCATATAATTAACATCATCAATTTCTCCGAGATTCATTCCAGACTGTAGAACTTGAACTTCTGTTCCTGATCCTTCTTTCTTCAAGAACCAGAAATCATGTGTTAGTGCTTGGAACAATTTCTTAGAATCAACAGCACCTGTAGTTGGATCGTAATTGAAATCCTTCTTGTATCTGGCAATAAGATTTCTTAAGAACTCTTCTCCTTTTCCAGGAGGAAGTCTTCCACCTTCTACATTCCAAAGTCTTCTTTCAGGTGCTCTTGTTATTCTATAGATAACAACAGCATCTTCTAGATTTCTGAGCATATTCCATGTTCTAATAGATGGTTCTAAAAATCCTCTAACATCTAAAACATTAAATCCATATTGTCCATAATTTATATAGCAGATCTGATCTGGAGCAAAAGATGTTTCATATACTGCTGCCTGATCTAGACGATAGCGATTAATCTTCTTTGTCGTCTGAACATATTTTTTTATAACATTTCCTTCGTACACTGGATATGTATTAATCGCCGGCAAAACTTTTATTCCTAAAATTTTTGTACCTTTATCATTTAATACTTTTTCCACAAATAGTTCAGACTCTATTAGCCATGTTCTAAATAGTTCCCATCCTCTAGAATCAAATTTTAAAACTTCCTTTAGTATGTAATCGAAAGTCTTTCTAATATGTTTTTCTTCTCTACCAGGAATCTCTTTTAGAATTTTTAGTTTAACATACTCTCCATTTTCATCTGGAGAAATTGATTCGTCACATATTATTGATAAGGCGTCTACTATTTCGGGAAAATAAGACATCTCCTTATACGTACCTAACTTCTGATTCTTACTAGAGAAAACACTTCTAAATGCGGTTTGTGTAGAATTAAATGACGCATCTACTCCATAATTTGTTCCACCAGCATACGCAGTCTGCATGGCGTCAATCAGTGTTAGTTCTTCCTGAGATACACCTTGCGAGTTACGAAGAAATTGTTCTTGGTTTTCCTCGTCTATTTTATTTTTGCTTCTCAGAAAATATCCACCAAATGGATTCATACTTATTTGCATTATTACTCCAATTAATTCAAATCATCAAATATAGAAGGCGCTAAACCAAAGAATCTACTTAAAGCATCCAAAGAGTCGTCAACTGGATTGTCACTATTTCCTTCACAATAATATTCTATCATGGAAGAGATTGCTTCATCTAATGTTAAGCCTTCATTGTTAACATTCTTAACTATAGATCTAACCAACTTATCATATTCTTTATCAGTCTTTATCTTTTTCTTCTTGTTTTTCTTATCTATAGATGTATTTACTATTAGTGGCTCACTGGTAATCACTCTCGCCGCAGGTGCTCCAATTTTATTTGCGAATGTATAGTCTCCAATATTAGATGTAGTCATTGGAGTTTCGCACGATGCTACCGCGTCATCTTCCTCTATTTTCTCTATACCCAATAGATGTTTCAGTGTTCCAACTACTAATGGATAATATCTACTATTCTTATCATCTATATCATAGTCCTTCTTAACTATTCGTTCAGCTTTCTTCCAAATCTTCTCTACAGTTTTTGGTTTCTTATGTGTCTCTTTAGCAAATGATTTCATTAATGGTGTTGGCATATGTTAGTCCTTTTTAAACTATTTATCGCCCCACCAATTATTAAATGGATCTTTAGGTGGACACTCTTCAGATGCAGATGTATATAAAATGTTTATCTTCTCTAAATTTATAACATCCTTCATATCAAACAAATCATTTTCACTTGTAGCTGATGTAGAACCATATAGATATGTAAACATCTGATCTGTTCCTAAAAGATTAGCTTGCTTTAATTCTTCTGAATAGCTATACGATTTATTTTTATATAATTCTAACTGTATTGTATATGTATGTTTTCCTTGAAGAAATATGTTGTCTTCAGCTCTAACCATCTTCACAACATAAAACTCATGGTTATATTTAGAAAATATAATATCTCCAATATGCGGTGTATATAAAGTATAAATTCCAGATGTTCCAAAAGAATCAAAGGTTGATACATAATTGAAGTGGGTTATACTTATGTATATTGGAAAATCGTCTTCTCCAGTAATACCCATTATACCAAGACGCTTATTCTCTGGAGATAGTTCATAATAAGACATAAATTCGAATCTTCGAGCTATTACTCTATTATTGTCTTCTCCAAATATTTTATCCGCAGAGGTTGTGACTGGATAATAAACCATCTGTACACCATAATTATTAAAAGCCTCCATCTGAAGAACTTCGTATAATTCTCTTTCATTGTTATAAGCCGACGTTGCTTTCTGAATCCAACCATTTGGCATTGGATCCCATTCATCATAATCAGCCATTATATAAGCATATCCGCATGGCTTAGCATATCACTATTCATAGAAGTAGCAATCTGAGAATTTCCAGAACTATAATTTACTCTTGGTGTACGTCTATCGTATGGAGAATCTGAGAGACCGTCTAATATAGTCGCTGCATGTGAATACTTATCCATATCGTCAACACTATCTATTATTTGTTCCTCTAAAACATCTTCAACTATATTTTTTGTAGGTTCTAACTTTCTTTCAAATGAAGAAATCTCTAGTAAAAGATCAGCAACAAGTTTAAGAGTTTCTTTATCTCCTTTCTTAGCAAGCGCTCCTAACAATTTTTCAATTTTTTCAATATTCATGCGATAGACCTCTTTAACTTCTATATATTTATTTGTTCGTTCGTGTAATCGAATCTCTGCTCTTCGTAATAAGATAATCTAAAATTTTTCCAATGATTGTACGAATAGTTATTAACCAATTTCTTATTATACTGGTATCTTATATCATCCACTACGTCCCATATAACCACTTTATCCTTAGTCTCGTGCGTTCTAAGACCCCTTCCTATAGATTGGAGTATTTTAATTTCTGATTTATATGAGGAGTAAAATAATACATGATGTAGCCGTTTAACATTTAATCCAGTTGAAAATGAAGAGAATGTTGATACTATTATAGCATTCTCGCTTATTTCCATATTTTTTCTTATTAACTCTTTATCTTCCGGACTTGTATCTCCATATATCTCATAAACATCATACTTCTGATGATTGTCTACAATATAATCTCTAACTATCTTTAAATGTTCTATCCTTTGAACTAGAATCAATATATTACTTTTATCCTGAACTTTGTTTAGAATGTAATCTAAAGTTTTGTTTCTAGCTGAACAAGATAATATATCAGTTATCTCTTCTTGGTAGTCTTTACGCTTATAACACATCTGAGATGGATACTTAACTATAACATTTCTAATTTCAATTTTAGAAAGAACACCTTCATCTATTAGTGTTTTTGCGTCTAATGTATATAATATTGGTCCAAGATGGCCGAGTATTGTGTATTTAGAAGCATCATCTTTTGGCATAGTTCCTGTAACACCTATTCTATAGTGTGCGTTGATACAGTTCTTGCTTACGTTAGAAATACTCATTCCAGATGCTAAGTGACATTCATCTATCATTAGAGCAGTAAATGGTTTAAAGAAGTTTGAAGACTTATTATATATGCTTTGCCAAGTAGATATGACAAGAGATTTGTCTTCTATTTTTTGACCGGCATATACTAAGCAGCAATGAGATTCTATGTCATCCCATCCATATTCTTTAAAATCAGAGAACATCTGTGTCACAAGTGCTACTGTAGGAACTATTAACAATATTTTTTCAGAACAAGCTAATAGGTATCTTATTATAGAATATTGAACAAGACTTTTTCCCGATCCAGTAGGTAGTTGTAATATACCTCTTTTATTTGTCAACGCTTTAAATATACCTTCTTGCTGATAGTATCTAGGATAGAAATTACAATCAGCAGGAAATATAGCTTCTATAAATTTATCAAATCTATCTTCTACTAAATTAGATCCAAATTCCTTAGTTCTATCAAAGTTGAAAACAAATATATATTTAAACTGAGTACAGAAGGTCACAAAATGTGGAAGTAATCCAATAGGAAGTAATTTATCTCTAGTATTAAACATGTATATCTTTCCATTCCAAAATCCAGC